GTCCCTTTCGGGACCCCCTGATGATGCTTTACGCATCTAAGGATTACAATCTCCACTTTGCATCGAGACCTGAATGCCTTTTATCAAAGATCGTAGTATTTGGGTTGGTCGTCGGTACCATACTTACCATGAGGTTTTTCAAATCCCAACCGGTCACAAGTTTTATTCCGATTCTTGGAAAATGACTCGTAATCGTACGGGAAATGCTAATCCTCACTGGAAAGAACAGGTCCGAAACCAAACTAACGCTACGACCCAGATGTCTGGCACTTACGATACTTTTCGGTCAGATCTCGGGAGGTGCTGGTCGTTCACTCGAACGTCAGACCCTCAGGATAAGACAATTTACTCTAACTATGCTGATGGTGATCTCCTTTCCAAGGTGATCAGCAAAAACATAAATTGGAGTAATACCTTATCCAATGCAAAGGCGTACAATACGGCTCTTGTGCAATTTCTCAAAAAGGTTAGACGTGAACAGACGGTCTTTTCAGGACCGACTTTTCTCGGCGAGCTTCGCGAGAGCATGCGCATGATACGACGTCCCGCTCAAGGTCTTCGCAATTTATGTGACTCCTATCTTGACCGAGTTAAAAAGGTCAAGAAACAGCGTCCCAAGAATTGGAAGAAGAACCTAAGCGATATGTGGCTTGAACAAGCATTCGGTTGGACACCATTAATCAACGACATCAATGACTCTTATAAAGCTTATAAGAGTCTAGCAGACGCTAGGACGCAAGTCCCTGTTACTGCTTACGGTGTCGATGGTGAATTGGCAGCTAACCAAAGTGCTAGTGGAACCGTTGACGTTCATTCTATTATTGGCTATAAGTACGGCTTACGCTGTACAAATAATCAATTTGTTAGGATTCGCGGCATGGTTACACGTCAAGTCGAACAGACCTTTAGTGGAAAGCTTCAACCCTTTGGATTTACACCCGAAGAGTTTATTCCGACTGCTTGGGAACTTCTCCCATGGTCTTTTCTCGTAGATTACTTCTCCAATATTGGAGATGTAATAACCGCTAACGTGGCATCCCGTTCCAATCTGGCTTGGACAAACGTGAGCACAGTTGGATACCAAATAGCTGAGGTATCTGCTGGCCCTGATTTGGCCTTTTCAGTTGGAGGGATTCCATTGAAGCGAGGGGGTGATAGCCTCACCTCAAAACGCGAACGCCGTGTTGTAACTCGCGATACCGTGCATTCATTAGGCCAACCGACCTTCTACCTTGAACTTCCTGGTAGACCGGCTCAGTGGGCTAACATGCTTGCTCTGTTCGCTAGTGCCAATGCTGGCATTCATCCGCAACGGTTTACTAGATATCGCGCTTAGCGAATCTAAACCACAAGGGTCAAAATGACCATCGCAATCACTTCTCCCATTACTGGGGGAGCACAGACTGGCTTTACCGCTCCAACCTACACGCATGTCGCCGATACGCCTCCTAGTATTAATGGGAAGCAAGTCGCCGTCACTGCGCTGGGCGGAACGCAAGCTGGTGTAATCGTACACGCTGGTTCGGCCCCTTTCACGGTAAGCGTTTTCCGTCCCGCCGTTTTTCGGCAGCTCGGGAAACCGAATCCGACGACTGGGCTTATCTCCAACGTTCCGAAGAACCAATACAAAGTGATCACACGCAAGGGCGTATTGCCCTTGGCTGGTCAGCCTTACCAAACCATGCAAGTGACCTCGATTATTGAGGTCCCTGCGGGTTCGGATCTGGCTGACCCGTCAAACGTGCGAGCCGCTTTGTCCGCTCACATCGGAGCCCTTAGCCAGCAATCCGCTGGCGTCGGGGATACGGCTGTAAGCGGTCTCCTCTAAAGGACAGCAATGTCCCTCCCAAATAGCAACTACACCGTTCTTCTCAAAGAGATCAGTAATGATCTCTCTTGGTTGATCGAAATGTGGTTGCGAATCAGGAATGGAGGTAGTTCTACTTTTTCAATCACTGAGGTTAAAATCGTACCCCTAATCGATCCCGAAATTAAACTCGGGTTTGACCGTGGGAGCGATGATTTCCTTAATGAGGACAAAGAGTAGACTGGTTCGTTACTCGTAACTGAGGAGTGAGCACGTCATGCGTATTAACGCTGAGGAGCTTCACCAGCTATTACGATTGGATTTGTTGTCGGCGGGATGGCTAGATCAGGGAAGTTTTCCTGGTCAAAACCATCGCCAAGTTGCTATGGATTCACTTCACAATTCATTTTTGAAGAAATTTCATAATGAAGAGGTAGATGAAGTCCGTAACAGCAAGGCGTTAGCACTCTTCTCAGAGTGCAACATACGGTGTCAGAATTTTGAGGCCGTAATTCCGCGTCGCTTGAATGAAGAGTTAGTCATAAATGAGTGTAGAAATATCATTTATGACTTCTTTAATCCGCACTTTCGGGATTATTGTAGTTGTAACTCTCTTCAGTCAAGAGAACCTCTTCTCCTTAACTTGAGTGATATTAGTCTTCACTTTGGTTTAGGTTCGGGTTCTAACATTGGAAGTAGTTCTACAGACTTTTACACAAAGTTTGCGAACTCTCTTATGTCGACAACAAACCCAGTTCTGCCTATACTTTTTAGGCAGGCGATTTCTAGAGACAAGCTTTGGGCCGACATTGAAGCCTATCGGCACAAATGTTTTGGATCTGAAATCGTAACTAGCAGCCGTCTTTCTTTTGTCCCGAAGTCTCGAGACATAAGTCGGACCATATGCACCGAGCCCCTTCTGAATATGCTATTCCAGAAGGGTATAGCAGGTGTTTTAGAAGGTAGGTTACGTGAGGTATTTAACATTAACCTTAGTAATCAACCTAATAAAAACGCACAGCTTGCTCGTATTGGATCAGTCTCCGGAAAGTTCGGTACTATTGATCTTTCCTCAGCTTCTGATTCAATATCAATCACTATGCTAAAGCATATGCTTCCAAAAGAGCCATTAGATTGGCTCTTAAGGTGCAGAAGCCCAAGCACCGTTTTCCCAAACGGCGATGTGGTTGATTTGCATCTGATATCATCGATGGGGAATGGTTATACTTTTCCTCTTCAAACGATGATATTTGCCGCCTTAGTTGTGGCCGCCTACAGGGTGTACGACATTCCTGTCGAACTTCCTCGAGGGCGTTCGCTCGGCAATTTTGCCGTTTTCGGTGACGACATTATAGTTGACTCCCGCGTGTACAACGTGGTAGTAGACTGTCTTGAAGTCCTCGGATTTAGCGTTAACCGCAACAAGTCCTTCAATGAAGGATTTTTTCGAGAGTCTTGTGGTTCAGATTTTTATTCTGGCCACAACGTCCGCGGTGTGTACTTGAAAAAGCTACTTACCGCTGGCGATTTCTATTCTGCTATCAACCGACTCAATAGATGGAGTGGTGTGCATGGAATACTTCTTTCTCGTACCGTTGGTGCTCTTCGTTCTGGTTGCCGTTTTCTTGGCGTACCGTTTGATGAGGCCGACGATGCTGGTATTAAGATTCCGTTACACCTTTTACGGACTCCTCGTCGAGATATTAACGGAGCCATTGTTTATATGGCTCTTGTTAATCTACCTCGGCGTGTGTTCGTACCTTCTGTTGAGTTTGGCAATTCGCCAGATGCCTCTTTGCTGGTCGATACTAGGAAAAACCTTCCTAGCTTCGACTACAACTCAGATGCTCTGTTATTTTGCCTATTAGCGGGATGGCTTCGGGACGGCTACTTGGGATTAAGATCTTTATCCCCAAAAGCCGT